AGATGATAAAGCTGAAAAAGCTGCTAGACAAAAAGCAATTAATCAAGAGACGACAGTTCAGAACAAGATAAAGGAAAAAAAAATAAATCTAACAAGTCAGAATTTATTTTATGATAATTAATAAATACTAATTATTTATTAAATCCAAGAACAAATAGAATTCCAGGTATAATCTTTTTTGTTCTATATTTTTTATAAGTTAAAGGATCCATTTGACGAAATCGCAAAGTATTTAATTTTTTATCTACTTTACCATATTTAAAGCCATGTTCTTTAAGCCATTTCTTAGCTTGTAGAATAGTAAACATATCTTTATCAAATACAACTGATTGAACATTATCTTTAGTTTTTGGAAATCCTTTAATTTGTTTCTTCAAAACTTTCTTTTTCTTTAAAAGTGTTTTTGTTGGTTTTTTATGAATCTTCTTAACAACTGCCTTTACTTCCTTTTGTAAAGAGTTCTTCAAATGATTTATAAAAAATTCCATTCTTGTTTTTTTAGGACCTCTCAAATTTTGATGAATTTTTTCTAGATCATCAATAGTAGTTGCTTTTTCAAATGCCATAATATCTTTCTTATCGAATTTATTATCTTTCATTCTTTTTAACATAATTTTGTATTGATTTGCATATCCTGGAATATCATCTAGCTTAATTAAATTACCGGATCCGATTATTTTTGAAATAATTGGTACAGCAACTGCTCCTAAAACTCTAAGTATTATTGGAAGAAATGCTGCCATCTATATATTCTATTTATAAAATATTTGTCGGGACTGAATTACTTGATTCATTTAAAGTTTGTTCTATTGGAAATTGCAAATATTCCATATCAGTAATTTCTCCTTTTCCTTTATCTGAATCATCTTCGCTATCTTCTTTCACTGGAATTTCATCTGGAGGCATCATATTATTTACATATAAACGACTTAGATTACACATAAAATTAGTATATACTGCAATCGTACAAGACAAGAATTGTTTAATATCTGCCTTTCTTTCAGGATCTTCTTCAGATAATAAATCCATTTTTAATAATTCCCATGCATTAACATAATCACCTGCATTAGCAAGCCAAATTAATGGTTTAGGAGGGTACTCGCTTTCTTCTAGCCCTTTACATGCGGCTTCATAAAAAGTTTCGGCGAATTTGAGTTCCTTAAAAAAATCAAGTTGCATTTTTACTGTATTTATATATTATATATTATATATTATATTTTTCATTTTAAATTATACCATTTTTTCAGTTCAATAATTTTAGCTTTTCGTTGTCTTGGCTTATATAATTTTGAATTTATAGCAGACATTTGAGTATGTTTTTTAGTTTTTAAATGGCGCCACTGATTTGCCTTTGTAGTAACATCAAGACATTCTTCGCATATAACATTTGTTTTACCCCATTGTTTTTTTCTATTCGGTAGTTTTTGGTCTTTTTTAAGATCTTCTAATGTATATTCTTTTTTTTCTTTTGTTTCGGGAATAATTTCAGGTTTAACAATCACTTCTGGAATTTTTTTAATCATCTTTAAGACTACATAGCACTCATCTGCTAATTTTAACTGATCTCCTAAATCAATATTAATTTTCGGCATTATATATAATTATACTATATATTAATTTTTCTTTTTCCTGCGTTTAAATTATCAACATTTTTATCCAAAAGTCCAATGAATTTTTGACTCATTGATAATTTGTATTGATGTAACTTAGTTCCACGATGTGATGTTACCCCAGAGCGCGCATATTCTTTATTACACACTTCGCATTTAACTTTATCTGTCCAAGATTTATTTTCGGCTTCTTTTTTAATTTCTTTTTTAATCGGTTGTTTAAAATTTGCTTTTCCCAATGGATTTGCTAAATAATCAAGTTCATCCACATTGTAATCTGATACACATTTATCTTGTTTAAATTTCTTCTGTATTACTTTTTTTGAAGCCATAGAGATTATATATGTATTTATATATATTCCTTTAGATATTTAATTTTTCTAAAATTATTATATAAATAAACTATATAATGTCTTTAAGTTATGACTCAGGGAAGCAAATTGCTGTTGTAGTTTCAGGACCAAAAAAAGGAAAAAAAATATACATACAGGCTGATGATAATTATGATGATGATGGAATGAGAGAAATTAATTTAGGAAAAGGACAGCTATTCCCAACAATGGACAATCAGAATAGAAGTGTAAATTACGTGGCTGGAGCAGCAGGATCAGGAAAATCGACTTATAGTGTACAGCTTGCACTGACATTCCAAAAAGAATTTCCAGGTAATGATATTTATTTATTTTCAAGAACTGACCATAAAGATGATCCTGCCTATAAGAAATTAAAAGTAATACAAGTTACTCTTGATGATTCAATTATAGATAATCCGATTGATCTTGATGAAATTGAAACTGGTAGCTTAATTATTTTTGATGATTGTAATACCATCGGAAATAAAGAAATAAAGGATGCAATTGATAAATTAATTGTTGATATTCTTGAAGTAGGTAGAAAAATGGACATTTCTATTATTTTAACAAATCATTTAGTAAATCCAAATGAAAGAAAGTTTGGTCGTACGGTGATGAACGAATTACAAAATTTTACTTTTTTTCCAAAAAGTGGCTCGTGGCATGGTATACAATACTGCCTGCAGGTATATTTTGGATTAGATAAAAAACAAATAGAGGAAATAAAGCATTTGCCAAGCCGTTGGGTAACTGTAATGAGGAATTATCCGATGGCTGTTTTATATTCAAATGGGACATATTTAATCTAGACTATTAATATAAATGAAGAAAATTAATACTCAAAAATTACAAGAATTAAAAAGTATAGCTCTATCCGATAAAGATGTAATGCAATTAGTTGAGGGAAGAGCCAAAGTAGTTTTATATTCTGAATTACATAAATATAAAACTTTGGATGAGCTTTTAGAACCATATGGAGCTATTTTCTTACTTTATGAACTCAAGAAAGATTATGGTCATTGGTGTGCAGTATTCAAACAAGATGAAAATACTATAGAATTTTTTGACAGCTACGGAAACTATTTGGACAATCAGCTCAAGTGGATTCCAAAAAATTTTAGAAAAATATCGGATCAATGGTATCCACATTTAACTGCCCTCTTTTATAATTCACCATATAAAAATTTAACATATAATGAATATCCGTTTCAACATAAAGGCAATCAGATTTCCACATGCGGAAGGTGGAGCAGCCTTAGATTGGTGATGCGCAATTTACCATTAAATATATTTGCGGATGTCTTTAAGCATGCTAATTCAGATGATATTGTGACATATTTAACTTCGCCCGATTTAAATTATTAAACATTATTTTTTTATCAAATATAAATATATAATGAGCCAGAAATCAAATGCCGATAACGTGTATTTAAACATATCCGTGACAAATACAAATCCAGATATCAATTCATCAGTCCAAGCAGTATACAATGTAACCTATGATCAGCCTATTCTTCAAGATCCTAGTCAATATTATGCAGCAATTACTAGTTTCCAAATACCACTTGGCGAGTTACCACTCTTTGTTATGCCTTTTATTCATCCTGATATATATGAAGCATATGGTACACAAGTTGGAAATACAATAACTGGAGTTCAAACTTTCTTTACTCCAGCAATGGTTGGTGGACCAATTTTAATTGCTGGAATATCTGGAACAGTCACAGGTTATGTGAGCCAAACAGTAATTACTGTAAGTTTTGCTGCTACAATAATTAATCCAACAATATTTACAATTACTTATGGAAACTTAAATCCGAATAAAACTCCATATGTTGTGGGTTGCTGCTTACAGCAAAATGGAAATGTACCGCCAGCTACTCCTCCTAACGGCACTCCAAATCCTTCAGCTGCTAATTTTCCAGTTAATGTCACATATTGGACTGAAATTCAATCTTTAACAAATAATCCAACTAATCCACTTTATTACTACGTATATGATTACAATCATTATGTAGACATGCTGAATTACAGTTTGCAACAATCATGGATCAATGCCGGATCACCAGGAGGTGGCGATAACTGGCCTTATTTTATTTATGATTCAGATGATGGATTAATAAAATGTGTTATGCCTATTCTATTCACAACTCAAAATGGTGGAGCACCTCCAGGGTACCATTGGACTGTATTCTTCAATTATCAATGCTTCTATAATACGCTTAGCTTCTATACTGTAGAAAATAATGGTCGTGTTGAGATCTGGAATTGGCCAGCTATAGCATATGATGATTCACAAATTGCTCCAGTCCCAATTGGAACAGGATTACGAACTGGAGCTACTGCAGCATATCTTATTTCAGAAGAGTATCCCAGTATAGATTATTTGAATTCAATCAGGAAAATCGTTATAACTACAAATTCAATACCAATTCAAAAAGAATATTATCCAAATCCAGGTGGTTTAAATTTATCAACAGCAAATTCTATTCCTATTCTATCATCCTATTCATTGGACCTCTTAGCACCGGGCCAGCAAAGATCAGTCGCTATTTTTACAGCATCTGGACCATATAAATTAATTGATCTTAATTCTGATGCACCTCTAAGAAAAATAGATATAACATTCTGGTGGGTAGATAGATTAAATAACTTTTATCCAATATATATAGATCCATTTGATGCAATTTCTCTTACAATTGGTTTCTTTTCAAAGAAGTTATATAGAAATCAGCAATTAAAAAATGTCTAAAAATAAAATATCTATAATATGATTTATTTTAATCTTAAATTATAATCTAATATAAGATTATAATAAAAACTATGTCTCTAGCTATTGATCGTTTGAATCCTGTGGTTATAAATGACCCTAGGGTATGCAGTTTCCCCGCCATATACCCAGTCCTCCGTGGTGCGGCTGATATACTTTACAAATCCTATACAACTACCTCAATTTCTTCTAGCTCAATTCAATTTTCTGCACCTCCAACTGCCCAAACTTGGATTGATCGACGTGTTCATTTACAGACCCCAGTAAGAGTAACAGTTGTTGCTACAGGACTAAATCCTGGAGTACTTCTATTCAATTATGCACAAGTAGCAATAAGATCGTACCCGGTTATGAAATCTCTCGAGAGCATGATTATGACATTAAACAACCAAGCAGTTTCCGTTAATATATCTGATGTTATGTCGGCTGTTGAGCACTTTAATATCGATAGACGTCTCAAAGCAAGTGAATATTCAGCTACATCTACATATGGTTGCTGCCAAAGTCAACAATTTGGAGACCTTTATGGAGCTGCAAGATCACCGATGGCACTTTATCAAGATGGTATTGATGACTTAGCTCCTCAAGCTTTCCCCTTCACTATTGTATCACAAGTCAATAATGCTGCTGGAATGGGCATTTCAACTTGTACAAGTGTTCTTGATTTTGTGGATTCGACTCCGATCTTCCTCTCACCCCTCTTCTGGGGCTCATTTTGTCATGATGAGAGCGGATTCTTTAACCTAACAACTTTTGATCTAAATTTGAACTTTATTAATAATGCTAACCGAATGATTGCAATTGATAATATTGGTCATAATGGAAGTGGTGTTGCTTTTACTCCAACAACTATTACATCAACAATGCAATTCTCAAATTTCAGTCCGGCATTCTCATATAATCAATCTCAACCTCTTTTGACCTTTCAATACCTCCAGCCCCAATTGGTTGATAAATCAGCAAACATGTCAAAAGTGTTTAACTACCCGTTTTTTGATGTACAGCGTTACCCAACCGACTTTAGTAGTATGGCACCTGGACAGGTCCAACAAATTAGTTCAAATAACGTGCAGCTCAGCTCTATTCCTTCTAAATTATATATTTTCGCCAGAGCTAATAATAATATGTTATATGCTAACCCATTCACTCCGGATACCTTCTTAGCCTTGGAAAATATTTCAATTCAGTTTGCTAATAGAAATTCAGTACTGGCATCTTGTTCTAAGAGAGAATTGTATCGGCTAAGTGTCAAAAACGGCTGCAATATGACATGGACTGCCTGGAGCGGGGAAAAAAATAATAGTTTAGTGATGGGAGCAGGCTTTGGAACTGCTGCCAATCAATATTCGGGAACAGGTTCTGTTTTGGCACTTGATATGCTCGATATAGGGTCTTTTAATAGCTCTTTCAATAATGCACTTGCTGCAGCTTGAAAGATTTAATTCTGGCCCTAAATAGTAGGCTGCTAAATAGGTTGTTATATCACCTATTTAGATAAACAGTATAAATATAACTTTAATATAACCTACTAGTTTGATTGAATATAATTCAATTAAGCAAGATAGTGATATGCGGGAACCCCCTAAAACTCTTAATCCTAAGTAGTTATCCGAAAGGTTAATTATGGCAGAGGTAATACCCCTTGGTATAGGAAAAACTTAAGAGATGTTTGTTTTAATTAACAATAAATGGGCAATCCGCAGGTTTTGATCTAAGTTCGATATGATAGAATATGATCAAGTCCTCAGAGACTACGTTGCTATCGGTCAGTTTTGACGGTCTAATCAACCTGAACTGGCTTAAGGTATAGTCCACCCCCACTCGAAAGAGTGCTATAGAGTAGAATCTATAGTTTTTATGATCTAGACGGAAATGTCTAGTGAAAAAGGTATTTAAGGGAGCATCAAGCTGTAGAATCACTTGATGCTCCGGGTAAGCTAGCCCAAATAGCACTGCAGGTCACCGGAACATTTAAGAACGTTGCTCCCTATGCGATTACGCCAACATTATATATTGTAACTATTTCTCAAGGCCTCTTTAGTATTTTCAACGGCCAAACAAGCACCTTAGTAGGGGTCCTAACTTCAAATGATATTCTTGATGCCCACAAACAGAGTGGTCATGCCCTTCTTACGTACGAAGATGTGAGACATATTAACGGGGGCAATTTTTTAACTACTTTAAAGAATAAGCTCATTGACATTTGGCATAGAATTCAACCTTACGCTAAAACAGCCTTTGATATTGGTAAATCAGTAGCTCCTTATGTTGCTCCTCTACTTGGTTTAGGAGAAGGTGAAGGAGAAGGCGAAGGAGGTGTTTCGGCCTATGGTGTGAGAGCAGGTGCCAGAATGCGCCGATCAACTCTAAAACATCGAATGCATTAAATATTTATAAATATAAAATATGATTAAATTAATTATATTTTATTTAACCACCTATACGTGCCATATCTAAAGTGCAAGTATATGGTGATCCGACCACTGGAGTAAATGTAGATGTTGTTGATTGAATAGTAATTACATGAGTTGCCACTAAATCAAAAGTAGCACAAAAGGTGAGTGTATTATTTTGTGCAGATGCTTGTTTTGCTTCAAATATTGCAGTACCATTATCCTTAATAGCAAAACTTTGTGCAGTTGCAAGTGTTGCATCAAGTAATGTAACTAGAAATCGATAAACACCAGAAGTATTAATAGTTAGTGCACCAGTTGAAAGATTATAAGTGGCATCTCCAGAAAAAGGAAAGACTTGTTGACCTATTAGTGAATTGAAGATAATATTAGAACCACTAGCAAATGATGCAGCAGAACCAGCACCTATACCATATTGTTCTGAATTTTCTAATAAATTAGGCCAAGTTCCATAAACACTCACATAACCAGCACCAGATATTCCAGTTGGACCTATAGCACCAGTTGCACCAGCAGGACCAGTTGAACCTGCATCACCAGTTGGTCCTGTTGGGCCAGGCAACACTGTAGGTATTGGACCTGTAGGGCCTTGGGGACCTGTTGGACCTGGCACTGCACCTGTTGCACCATTAAAACTTAGGGCATAGATATTGTAATTGTTTGGTTGGAGAAGCGCTTCGACACTTGACATTGATTATATAATTTAATTTAGATATTAAATTATTATTGATCATTAAATAAATCTTTTTGATTGGCTGGCTTTAATTGCTCGGCCTTGTTTAGCTGCTTTAGCTTTTGCAGATTCGCGTGATTTTTTATTATTTAAAATGTAATGATATTTTTTACCATGTTTGCCCCATTGATAAAAATCTTTTCCTTTATGAACTGGCATTATATTAATAATTTAGATATTTAATTATTTATGTAAATGCTACACTCACATAAGCAACAGCTCCTGGAGGTCCTGAAGTGATTTCTAAAGAAATTAAATCAAATGCACTGAATGGAATATTTACTGATGATTGTTCTCCTTGAAAAGAAGGAGGTATGCCTACACTTAATCCAGTATTTGCACCATTTAATCTAAGAGTAAAAGTAGTACTAGAACTAGCAGTTGAAGATAAATAAGCACATATTGTTGTAAAAGTACCTGAAAAAGGCATTACCAATTGAGCAGCAGATTCACTTGCAGTTTGACTACCATACAACATAAAATAATTACTCATAGCAGCAGAACCAGTACTCCAATAAAGCATTCCTGTACTAGGTCCAGTGGCTCCTATGGCACCAGTTACTCCAGCAGAACCAGTTGGGCCAGTAGAACCTGAACCAGCAGCACCAGTAGCTCCTGTGGCTCCTTGTAAACCAGTAGATCCTTGTAAACCAGTGGCTCCTTGACTTCCTGTTGCTCCTTGTGAACCAGTGGCTCCTTGTAAACCGGTAGCTCCTTGGAGTCCTGTGGCACCTTGTAAACCGGTGGCACCTTGTAGACCTGTTGCACCCAATCCTGTTACTCCTTGAGCTCCTGTTGCTCCTTGTGCTCCTGTGGCTCCTTGTGAACCTGTTGGTCCAGGAGGGCCAACCACTGTTAGACCATCAAGACCAGTTGGTCCTGCTGGGCCTGTAACACCTTGTGCTCCTGTTGGTCCTGACACAGCACCTGTAGCACCGTTAAAACTAAGGGCATAGATATTGTAATTGTTCGGCTGTAATAGTGCTTCGACTGAACTCATGTTGATTATATAATTTAATTTAGATAATAATTATTTATGAAGCCGGATATTGTGTGTAAGTAATATCATAAGATACAACCCAAGTAATAATATTAGCAGAACTATCACCAGCTGTTATTTGAACAACTGAACCATTATTAATAACATTTACACCAAAACTTGGAGCTACACTTTGAGCAGAATAACGAGTGACGGTGCTAGCTCCTGGAGCAGTATTAGGTAAACCGGAAGCACCTACATTAAATCCAATAAGAAAAATTCTTGAAGTTATACCAGTTGTAGTAACACCATTACTCCAAGTCCCTGTTACAGATGCATTAATGTAACAAGAAGACGAATTAGGTATAATTGATGATGGTACAAAACTAGCAATTACGACTGCTGCTGATGATGATTGAGTTACAGTGCTTGTATATGAACTATATTTACGTGTTATAGTTTGCAATGTTGCACTACTAAGATTATTTGGACCTTCTGGACCTGTGGGACCTATGGAACCTGGATAAGAAGTACCAATACCTGTAGGACCAGCAGGACCAGTTACTCCCGTAGGTCCAGAATCAGCCTGAGATGCTCCTTGTGCTCCTGTAGGTCCAGTAGGTCCTGTATTTCCTATAGATATGAAACTAGAAATCCCGTTTAGTGATCGATAGTAAATATCGTAATTATTCTCTTGCAATAGAGATTGAACACTGGACATTGATTATATAACTATATAATAGAAATATAATTTGTGATAAATAATTTAAGATGCAGTTGTTATTGTAAACGTAGTTACCCATCCGATATTATTATTTTGATCTCCTCCAAAAACAGCTACTGCTTGATCAATAGCATTAATTGCTATTTGAAAACCAAGACTTGGACTGGAACCAGCAGTTAAAGATTGGGCATAAGTAAGTGAAACAGGTACTCCAGATCCATTGACATAATAATTACATAATATATTTGCGACTGTATAATTACCATTACTCCATAAGCCAGTTGTAGTAATTTGTACTGTATATGCACTATTAACTGTAACAACAGGAAGAAGGCATATGAGAAGACTAGAACCAGCTGGGTTATTAGGAGCTACTGCATAAGAAGTATATGAACCTTTAATTGCATTAATACTATTTGCTGTTACTGTTCCTGGTGTTCCTGTTGGTCCTGTTGGTCCTAATGGTCCAGTATTTCCGGCTTGAGCACCTGTATCACCAATTGCGCCAGTAGGACCTGTAAATCCAGTCACACCGCCTGTTATACCTAATGGACCTGTGGCTCCTGTTGGTCCTGTGGGTCCTGCACCTCCACTTGGATTTTGACCGTTTAATGTAAGTCCCCAAATATCATAATTATTCACTTGAAGAAGGGATTCGACACTTGACATTGATTATATATTTATATTAGAGATATAAATATATGTAAATTATTTATTTAATGAGGTGAATATACGATAGTATAAGTAGTGGACCAATCTATAGCATATGTACTATCATTAACACTGACTTGAACGACAACACCAGCAACAATATTTGCTTGAATACCAAAAGAAGGACCACGGCCACCAATTCCACTATTATATTGCAATGTACTACTTAAATTTGAACAAGTACCTGCACTATATTGAAATGATAAATCCATTACATATGAAGATGTAGCTATAGTAGGAGTTTGCCAATTACCTGCTATTTCTAAATGTACCGTATAATTGGCATTTTGTTTAGGTGTAGGTATTGCTATAATGGATTGTCTAAATCCAATTGCAGGAGTTGTCATATTATGATATCCATAATATTGTCCAGTTACCTGTTGTAAACTTGCTTGAGTAACTACATTACCAGCTGGCCCAGTAGGTCCAATTGGTCCAGTAGCACCTGTTCCTCCGGCACCTGATCCAGATGGTCCAGTAATTCCTTTTGGTCCAGTAGGGCCTAAATAACCATCTATTGAACCAGTTGCACCAGTTACTCCAGTAGGTCCTACGGGACCACCACCACCCGGATTGTATGGGGAACCATTAGCTAGTCGACAAAATAAATTATAATTATTTGGAACAAGAATTCCTTCAATTGAAGACATTTAATTATATATTTATATAGTTAGATAATTAAATTTTAATTTAATGTAAATATTGTTAATGAATTGCCGTTAATAGGAACTGACCATACTGAACCATTGGCGCTTCCATATACTGTACAATATACTTTAAAAGTATCATTATTATTAGCTATTAATACTCCATTTAATACCATAGTTCCATATACTGTAGCATTGTTTTGGTTAATTATCAATGGTGAAATAGAACCGTTCTGATATATCGATAAAATATGTCCAAATCCAGTACCAAATCCATTATCTGTTCGTACATTTGCTACAACACTTATATATACTGGAGTGCCATTTGCACCATTAAATGTTATTAAATTATTAGAAGTCAATGTAAAGTTATTTGAAATTGAAGCAGTATCAAATGCATCAAATGCAAGATATATACCACTGTGACCACCAGTAACACCAGAAGAACCAGTATATCCCACAGCATTATAAATTTGTATGTAACCTGACACTCCTAAAGGTCCTGTAGGTCCTGTTTGACCCGTAGCTCCTGTAGCTCCAGTTGCACCCTGAATACCAGTTGGACCAGTTGCACCTTGAATTCCAGTTGGACCAGTAAAACCTGTAGCTCCAGTGGCACCAGTAGGGCCTATTTGACCAGTGGCACCAGTAGCTCCAGTAGCTCCAGTTGGCCCAGTAGCACCTGTAAATCCAGTTGGGCCAGTTGCACCAGTTTGACCAACAAATCCAGTAGGTCCAAAAAGCATATTATATGAGGTTCCATTGATAAATACAGGAAGATATCTTATTCCTGTTCCTGTGACTCCTGGTAATGGTGATACTATATTTCCAATATAAATTACACCATTACCAGGAGTTTCATTTCCACTGCCTGCATCTAATCCTATACAAATATCACCACTATGATTATCATTTCCATTGCCACCTATAATAATAGAATCTGGATTGTTTAATGTTGCATGAGCTCCAACTATAACACCATTAAAAGCTCCACTTTCAATTGTATTGGTATAACCAATATTTGTAGCATAATTTGCTCCAGAATTAATAGTATTATTGGAACCAAGAATTGTAGAACCAGTTGTACCAGAAGCAAGAGTGCCATTGCTTCCAATCACAGTTCCATAACCTTCATTACAATTTGAATTAGCACCAACAACGGTTCCAAAAGTTCCAGTATTACCTGATCCATTACCTATAACAACTCCAAAAAGTCCAACACCAGTTGCACCCAATCCAATATTAATTTGGGTAGGAGTTAATGCAATTTCATTCCATACAGTTGCATAAGATGAACTACCAACAACATTTGAACCATTAGTAGTTAAAATTTGATTAGCTGATGTAGTATAATTTGGACCAGTTGGACCAGTTGCTCCTTGTATTCCTGTTGCACCTGTATCACCTTTAATTCCTGTTGAGCCAGTGTCACCTTTAATTCCGGTTGGACCAGTTGCACCCTGAATACCAGTTGGACCAGTTGCACCTTGAATTCCAGTTGGACCAGTGTCACCTTTAATTCCGGTTGGACCATTTGTTCCTTGTATTCCTGTTGCACCTGTATCACCTTTAATTCCTGTTGGGCCAGTAGCTCCTGTGTTTCCCTGAATACCTGTTGGTCCAGTTGCTCCCATTGGTCCAGTTGTTCCTATTGCTCCTGTAACTCCTGTTGCTCCAGTAATTCCGGGACCAGTTGCTCCAGTTGCACCAGTAGAACCTGTAACTCCTGTACTTCCTGTTGCACCACCACCTGGACCTATTGGACCAGTGGCTCCTGTGCTTCCTAAACCAGTAGCTCCAGTATTTCCTGTTATACCTTGTTGACCAGTAGCTCCAATTATACCTTGTAGACCTGTTGGACCTGTAGCACCATCTAAACCAATAGGCCCAGGGATACCAGAACCTCCAGTAGATCCTGTTGGGCCTCCAGGACCTGTTGGACCGGCTGCAAAAGGACCTGTTTGACCATTAAATGAAAGAGCCCAAATATTATAATTATTAGGCTGTAATAGTGCCTCTACGCTTGACATTAATTATATACTTACATGAGATATAAAGATAATTAATATAATACGAAAATTAATATAGAATTAATTAAAAAATTATTATATTAAGTATTAATATAATTAACAATGACTGATGCATATGATCGTGTAGATTTGCATGATAAAATCATGGCTTTACTTCGTGGCCGAATTAAAATGGGTGCCGGAAGAAAACGAGTAGTTCATCGTCGTAAAGCAGCTGGTGAAGGTGTCACAGCTGGTAGAAAGCGACGAGTTGGCCGTCCCAGAAAAGCAGCTGGTGAAGGTGTTAGAAAAAGACGTGTTCGAAGAGCCGCAGGAGAAGGTGAAGGAGCCGGACGTAAAAGAGTAGTTCGTAAACGAGCAGCACCTAAGAAAGATATGGTTCATGCATTATCTCAATTACTAGGTATGGGAGATTATGGAGATTATGATGGTTATGGTGTTTCAGCTGGTAGAAAACGAGTTGTTCATCGTCGTAGAGCAGCTGGAGAAGGTGAAGGAGCTGGTAGACGTAGAGTTCATCACCGAAGAGCAGCTGGAGAAGGAGAAGGTGAAGGTCGTAGACGTGTAGTTCGTCGTAAACGAGTAGGAGGAACTACTTCACCATGGATTAAACATGTAAAAGCATATGCTAAGGCACATAATATACCTTATGGTGAAGCAATGAGTAGAGCAGCTGCAAGTTATTAAATCCGATATTAAATTTATTATATAATTGTATTATATAATGGATCTGCACAATCTTCATAGATACATACAAATAGCTGGTTCAATGGCACCTTTACAAACTAATCGAAAAGTAGATATGAATAATCAAAGAACTTCTGATATAGATTTAAGTAAATCTCTACAAGATATTGCTCAACATTTAAAACCGGAAGAAGAAGGTTATGTACCAGATGTAAAAGGACAACTTCTATTTGATGAATTACAACGTAGAATTGATATGCTAGCAAAATATAGAGCTGATCGTGAACAACCTCATTTACAAACACCTAATAGAACTATGCCACTAGATACGTTAAGAAGATTAGCTCAAGAACAAAGTATTAAACAAGAACTCAATTATATGAATCAATATCATATTAATGAAGCAGCATATGCTAAGAAAAAAAATCCGGAAAGAGCAGGTGGAATTATCACACCAGTTTATTTTGAACTCAATCCTTATGATCCGAAAAAACGTCCACAACCACCTTATAGAACTTCAGTTCATAGATTGTACAATCATGATGACTATGTACAAATGCATGGCGGTCAAGAATTATTACCGTTTAATCCTTTTGGTCCCGCATATGCAAAAAAGAAAAAACCAAAATATTAAAATCTGTTATTATTATATATGAAAGTTGATTATAATAACAGAAAAATTATTAAATCGTTTTACAGTGCCGATCAATTTGTCCAATCAAAAGATATTAGAACTTTGCCTAGAGAAGTGATAAAGGATCTTAAATTGATTTCATTGGGTAATCCAAATATAGGTTATAAAATGGCTGATGCTTATGGCAGTTTTGTAAATAGGATCGCTACATTTTATGGCGATATCGATGCGCAACAATTGGTTTTGAATGCTACTTCATTAGAAGATTTAGGGAATAAAGTTGCAAGAGAAATTCAAAAAACAATTAACAGAATTGTTAAAAAGAAAGATCATTTTTATAGTGAGACAAAAGCAGGTATTGACAAGCGCTATTATTTTGAAATTGGCAAATTAGAAAATAACAAATATAAATTGTCAGAAGAAATGCATGTTATTCCACACGAACTATATCAAATGGGATTATTGAGTAAAGATGAAAATAGAGTTATTAATCATATTATAAATAAAAAAAGTCCAGATGGAAGAGATTATGATATTATTTATAATTTATTTAGAGAACACTTTACTTTGAGATGGAAATTAAAGGATGTTGAAAATGGTTATGTAATGTTAGATAGAAAATACTATTTGAGTGAAGCAGTATTAGATCATAGTGCTGTTAAAATAGATATGTTAACGCGGACTAGCAATAACAAATTTCTAGAAATTACAAATTATATTGCTTTGGGTTTAGGTGAAGGTGAAAATTTTACTCCTGTCAATGTTGATTTAGAAGAAACTAGAGATGCAGCTGCATCATTGCCTCCTGACATTGAAAAGCTCTATTACTCTGATTTTGAGTACAGTCCGTTCAAATTAGCAAAGCGCTCATTCGCTTTGCTGAAGTACTTTCATAAACGACCAGAAGTTTTAAGAGAAGCTGTGTATAAAGCAGAAGGTATTGATATGAATTTTATTGATTTGTTATTGAATAAATATGCATATGTATTAAATTCAACTATTGGAATTTTATATTCATTGAGATCAGAATTAGATGCAATGAAACTATTATTAGAAAGAAATAAACATGTTCCGATAAAACAATTAAATGCAAGATTAGATTCATTAAAAAGTTTATTATCAAATGTGTTGGAAATTGACAATGAAGAGTTAGAAGGATTAATTGAAAAAATGGATGAATGTATTCAGTTAAAGAAACATGAAGATAAAGCTGAATGTTTAGATGAATTGATGAAAGCATTTAAATTTATTATTAACTTTTGGACAATGGATTATTATGATAGAGAACTTATAAATCCCCCAGTATTTCCTCTAGTACCATATGTATTGCATTATGACAAACATTTAATAAGATTACCAGAAGAAATGCCTGAAAATCCATTGAAAGAAGCATTAGCCAATAAAAAAGGATCTGGAGAATGTTATATTTATTATTGAGTTTATTTAAATAATTTTTATATATTTGAAATATATATAAAGACTAGAATATTTAATATAATAATGAGTGAAAATATCGAAATGAGAATATGCAAAGACTGCAAGTTATCAAAACCAATTACTGAATATCGTAAAAATAATAAAACTGGGCATAAGACTGTATGCCGACCATGCTTTGCAAAAGAAACGCGTATATATAATGCGAAAAAGAGAGCATTAAGACCTCCTAAGATCATAGTATCAATTAGAAAATCAAAACATGATTTTGAATATTCAAACGCACTTGAATATCGTCAAAAATATTATTTAAAAAAGAAAGAAAGAATGGCACAGGAACAACTAGAAGCTATTCAAACTGATTAATTAATTAATTCTTATTTATAAGACTATAAGAATTAATAAAAATACTTAAAGACTACTCGCGTTATTATAATATAGAAAAAAATATCTATTCCTTATATATAATGCCCAAGGGAAAAACGGCAAGTAGAATAGAAGAATTGGAAAGGGAATTGGCTAAAGCTAAAAAGGAATTAGCTGAAGAGAAAGACTTAAAAAAGAAACTCACCATTAATTTTGACGATGATGAAGATGTACCTAAAAAGAAAATGAAGGTATTAAAAAAAACTAAAAAAGATATTGAACTCAAAACAAATAAAGTTCAGAAGAGTATAAATAAGAATAAAGATAAATTTATTCTAGATAAACCAGAAGATGAATTAGTAAGAAATCAACTTTATAAAAATGTAAAATTATTAGGTATTACTTATGATAGTGATGGTAATAAAATAAAGAAATTTCCTCAAGGTTCAAAAGCATATTGGTTAAATATATGGAAATCTTATGTACCAGAAGTTAAGCATACAAAAATTATCGAATTTAAAGAAAGACAATTAGCAGCAAAGAAAGATAAGAAAATAGTTGAACCATCGAAAGCAGAATTACAAGAAATTAAGATGCTATTTCCAACTAGAAAAGGAAATAAATATACTGGTCTAATAACTTATGAAGCTACATGGAAAATAAGTTCTGATATTCGTGT